ATATATTGAGCTAGATCAATCTACTACAACATATTCTCAAAAAAGTATGACAGAACAAATCCCTGAGACTATTTATATTGGCGAGGATGGCACATTGCTTGAAAGTGGTTATACTGAAGTTGCAGATCATGGGCCAACAGAAGTCCATGAAAACATACTTGTAAATTTTGGACCTGGAGATATTATTGATGATACTACGCAAGCAGCGGTAGAGGGTAATTTCAATGCTGATGGTAAGGTAAGATGCACTATTGACAATCCTAATATGACCGTACAAGATGCTTTAAATAAACTACAACAAGAAGCAGGATTTATAAGCTACATCAGACCAAGTGATGGTAAGTTGTATTATCTTATAGAAGATGGTAATGATAAATCATCTGATCCGGGTATTACTCTTAGCCTTACAACTGCTATGTATCGCAATCCAATATTTGGCACTATACCATTAAGCAAAATGTTGTGGCGTGTAAATTACAACTATGATAAACATCCATCTACTGGTGAATATAGAACAAGTGGTGTTGTGCAAGATACAGATACAAAAAGCACCTATTCATTTACTGACACAAGTGGTGTTATTACCATAAAGAATGACTGGGTTAATGAAACAGAAGTTGCTCAAAATTTAGTAAATGTTTTTAAGTATCAGCGTATGACTGCTCAATGTGAGATATTAGATCCTAATGCATGGAAACTTGAGATTGGTGATATTATAACTTTTAGCGATCCACCAGCAGATTTTAGATTACGAGATAATACTGCTGCATATACAGACTACCAATTTCGTATTACAGATACAACTAGAACAGTAAATAGCTTAAAAATAAAAGCAATGGAAGTGCATAAAGCGTAATGGCACATAAGTTATACTTTGATAATAAAAAAACGCATACATTGACTGCTGATGACAAAGCAGCGACATTTGATATTGAAAGTTCAAAATTTTTACTTGCTGATGATGGCAGTAATTATATATCATATGAATCAAGAGTAACTGATCGCAGTATTGCTACCGCAGTATCTAATATGGAAGTAAATGATGCTTTACTTTTTGATTTTGGTGAAAGCAAAACAATTGACTTTGTTGCTGTATATGTAGCATCAGGCACGGCAACAAATATACAAGTATTAACTAGTGCAGCTACTACCGGCAGTACCACATCAACTAGTTTAATTACAACTGACCTTACTACTGGATGGAATTTTTTTGAATTTACTGCTACAAGTAGTAGATATTGGACTTTACGTGCAAGTAGTTCTTTTGCGCCAACTGAAATTTATTTTGGCGAAGTACTTAAAGCAGCAACAGTAGACATTGATGTCATTAAACCATTTAGTAGTTTTATAGCAAGCTCATATAATAATACTGAGTATTCTAATAAAAAAGACACAGAGCTACGTCAGTGGAAAATAAAAATACCATTATTAACACATACAGATAAAGCTTTGCTTGAAGTTTTACAATCAGATTATAAAAATATATATACATTTACATACTATGATGAAACTAACTATTACACAGTAAGACTTGCAAAGCCGTTGGCATTTAATCAAGTTGCCGCTAACATTTTTTCTACAACTTTACATTTACTGGAATCTACATAATGACTGCTACTATATATTATGACAATTTAGGCTCGCGCTCTGCTACCATTGCCGATGGTACTGTTGACAATAGTTCTGACCCTGGTAATTTTACAAATAATCTTGGTAGCGATGAACTAGATAATGAATTGCGCGCTATTGACGGCAATATAACAGATGTTATTGGTGGCTGGGCAGTCAATGAGGGTTTGCAGTTTGATTTTGGAAGTAGTGTAGCCCCTGATTTTTGCGCTATATATAGCACGGTTGCTACAGATAATGAGGTTAGAGTAAATCGAGATGATGCAAGCAGTGGTGTGTTTTTTGGAATTTGGAATGATCAAGAAAGCTTGTCTATTGGATGGAACATTAGAACTATAACTGTTTTAGGTAAAAGATACTGGACTCTAAATAGCAAAGAGGGTGACCTAACTGGCATATCAGAAGTATTTTTTGGTAACAAATTTGAACTGCCAGTACAACCTACTGGAAATATTATTACTAAACATACTCTTGGCTCAGAAGAAATTAAAACATACGGCGCTAATCGAATTTATTTTGACAAGCATAGTAATTATAAGCAGTTGACCTTAAGTCTTGATCACATGACAAGCGCAAATAAAACCAGTTTAGAAACATTTTCTAATACAGTCACAGACCGAGAACCTTTTATATATAGTGAAGATGGTACTACTGGACCATACCACTGGGTAAGGTTAGTTCGCCCACTGACATTCAAACAAGTATTGCCCGATATTTTCTCGTGCCAGGTGGTGATGAGAGAACTTACTTCTTAAGAATATTAATAAAAGCATTATAAGCAGTATTATTAATTGATTGTTGCTCTTGAATTGTTGTACCAGCGTAATGATTATGAACTACTTCTGTTGTCTTATCACCAATGCCTTTTGAAGCTTGTGTAATATCGTGAGTTTCATTACGCAATACTTGTGCTTTCATTCTACGCAAATCATGGCAAGTAAACTTAATTTGTACAATTATACTAATTTCTTTAATAAACGCATTTAATTCTTTATAACTCATATCAAGCGGTCTATCAGCTCCGCTCCTAAAACGTGTTTTTAATATTGCAATAGCGCTTGGATGTACTGATGCTGTTTCTCGTACTTGACGGCGTTTTTGTAATAACTGCATTTTATTACTAATAAAATCAATGTGATGCCAATGTAATTCCTTATATGGCTTTTTAGTATTATGACCAACTAATTCATTAGCACGAACACCGGTAATGGCAAATAACCATAATATGTCTTTTTGCTCCTGCGATAATTCAGTATGATTAAAAATATAGTTAATTTCTTCATTTGACCACACTTTAAATGTAAGTGGTGGAAGCTCGTGTTTTTTAAAACGATCGCTTTTTCGCATGATTCGTTTATCAACCAACTCTTCTTCATATGCCCAATTAAATATATGCAATAAATCTCTCATATAACTATCTATACCACGGCGTGAACGATTATGCTGATATTCCATAATATGTTTGTATATGGTCCATCCAGTTACTGTAACACCCATAATGCTTTGTGAAGTGGTTCGTAATTCAGATGCTATTGTGTCACCAGGAAAAACTTTCTTACAACTATTTATAACAACATTATATTTAGCAATTGTATCAACATTAATTAATGTGCTTAATACATTATTAGTAAAAGCAGTAAATATTTCATCTAATGTTTTTTGTGGTGTTTCATTATACAATAATGCACGCCAGTTCATATTGTTTTTAGCATACAATTCTACTTGCTGCCAGTGTCCTAATACAATAATTGCTTCTTCTTTTGTTTTAAAGTAACGTTGCTTTCTTTTAGCGTCACGTGGATCGCGATATGATACTTTAAATGAATTACGAAATGTGTTTAAACTTGCCATATTATCCTCTCAATTATATTTTAATATACACATTTGTGAACAAAATACAAAATAATACTTGCAAATAAAAAAGTGTTCACATTAAGTTTTGTTAACGTTTATGGAACAAACACATACCACATTTCGTTTTCGCAGTTTATTACGTAAAACTGGATTATCACAACGTAAATTATGCAGGCTTGTAGGTATCAGTCCTGCACTGCTTACAATGATGATGAAAGGTGAGAGAACCTTTCAATATAGACATAAAGAAAACATAGCAATGGTTCTTGGTGTTAATGAAGAAAGTATTAACTGGAATGAATAAAGTGGGGCGGTTCTCTTCTTGTGAACAACGTCATGTTGTGATTCTAACCTCTCAATTGAATCCTCATACCGCCCCATGATTTTTCGAGTTCACATATCAAAAGATTCTGAGCAAATCACTATAGCACGAAGAATACGCGCCTTATTAAACATATATAAAATAAATAATGATACATATGAGCCTGAAGACGCATCTATTGGTATTAAGGTTTATGAAACTTTAGATAAAGAAATATTAACGCAAATCATTGGGTTAATACAAAGAAGTGATTACAAGATCACATTAATCGATAATGAAAATAAGGAAACACAATATGTCTAATAGCTTAAGTGGACTAGATATACCGTCAAGTGAAACCGGCGGTCTGTTTATGAAAAAGTTGGAGCAAGGTGAGAATAGAATGCGCATACTTACAACCCCGATACCGGGTTATGTATGGTGGCCTGAAAATGAGAATAAACCAAAACGCGTGCAAAAGCCGGGTGATATTGACACTGGCGTTAAAGATGCAAAGTACTTTTGGTTTCTTACTATTGCTATTAATAATGAAGTAAAGTTTTTAGAAATAAAACAAAAGACTATCCTAAATCAGATAAAAGCATTATCTGATAATAAAGAATGGGGCGAGGTGCAAGAATACGACATCACTATTACACGTAGTGGTCAGGACTTAGAGACTCAATATACAGTCGTTCCAAACCCAAAAAAGGCACTTGATGCAGATGTTGTCAAGCAGTGGTCTACTATGAAAAATCGCTATAATGCGGATAATCTTTTCACCAATGGATCTCCGCTAGAACCCGGTGAAGAGAAAGCGCAAGATGACAAAGAAGAAGAGTTGCCCTTTTGAACGTAGCTAAAAAAGGCTATCGTGGCGAAGTTGAGGTCAAAGAACTACTCTCTGACCTCGGCTTCGATGCCGAACGCTCTTGGGGAAGTGATGGACGCGCATTTGGTCTTGCCAGTGATATAGATATTAAGGCAAAGCGTGACGATTTAGAGCTACATGTGCAAGTTAAACGGCGCAAAAAGATAGCAAGCTATTTAGAATTTAAAAATGCTAACCTTGTTGCTGTGCGTCAGGATCGCGGCAAGTGGGTATTTATAATGAGCGAAGAAATGTTTAAAGAGGTTTTGAAATGACCAAGTATAAACTAGCAAAACTTATAAGGCGCAAAGCAAGGTTAAAGCGCTTGCAAAAAAACAGAACAATGAAAGCTGCACATATTAAATACAAGGAAAGCAATAAAAGATAATGCCTTACCCATTAGGACACCCAAAACGAATTAATTACAATAAGGATTCTGACTTAATGAAGTATGATATAACATTGTATAATAAATATAAATTTATTGCTAACCCAATTAGTAACCGTAGAATAATAAACTATGTGCTTCGCGATAAATAAAGACATTAAATCCGAGGATACAGTTAAGAAGTTGAAACGACTGACTGATAGGTTGGCGAAACCATCCTCGGACGAAACTCCGGCATCGAAAGGCTTAATAATTAATACCCAGGTTGGCGTAGGCGGTAAGCTGCCTGATGCCGGAAAATAATAGAGAGTAAATAGTATGACAGCTAAACAAAAAATGATTGCAATAGTTGGCAAGGCTATTGTTGATACACTAGAAGAATATGCTAGCAAGCAACCAAACCTTGCCAGTGAAACTTCACGCTTTAAGATAATGACTGATATAATGGATAAAGTAATGAGACAAATTGAGAATCCAAAAGGTATGAGTGAGGGCGTGACAGATGACTTATAAAGAATTTACAGAGTATAGAGACAAGTTTGTTGATGAGGCATTAGACATCAGCGACTCTAAGTCTATTGAATACACAATATCTAATGAAGATAAGCACTACAACTTTAAACACGTTGCGGACCGTTTAGGCATAACACCACAACAAGCCATGATGGTATACGTGTTAAAACATGTAGATGCTATATGCAATGATGCTAAGACTGGCAAGCAAGTTAGCGATGAAACAGTGCGCTCACGTTGCCAAGACATAATGAATTATGCAATTCTTTATGCATCATTACACCACGAACAGAAGACAACCAAAGGTACAAACCATGATAGTAACACTGAACGAAGTGGAACAGAGTCTAGCGAAAGTAGTTGGAACGAAGCGGAATCAACAGAACCTCGCAAATGGAACGAACTCAGCAAAAGTAGCAAATCCTGATAACGACATCAATGGGTTTGCTGGCGAGTTAGCCATTGCCCGCGTAATTAACGCTTACCCCGATTTTAGTATTGGACCACATAGGCGCGGTTTTGATCTTAAGATGCGCGGTAATGATGGTAAAGATGTACGCATTGATGTAAAGACAACTAGACATCAAGCAGGATATCTTATTGCTAAAAAATGGCGCAAGGCAGATGATTGCGATATGTACGTGCTTGTTAGCGGAACAATGCCACGTTATGAGATACAAGGTTGGGTATGGTCCGTAGAATTAATTAATCCGAGCAATTTATCTGATAATGGTTATGGTGAACACTACCATATGGAACGCTCTCAATTGAGGGTGTGGAAAGTTGCATAG